CCCTTGTTATTGCCAAGAAAAATGTAGTATACTCCTACGTTCCTGCACCAGATTTTCTAACGAACTACAACCAAATCTTTGGTTCTGGCATCATTCTTCCTAATAAACAACTTATCACTGGTTAATGTCTAGATTTTATACTAATGTCGTGTGTCTCGGTAACTCCATCTTATATCGTGGAGTTATCGATGGCAAACGGGTGAAACAACGTATTGACTATTCACCCTCCTTATATTTGCCATCACGTAGACCTGCTACTGCCACTCATAAGTCTTTGGATGGCACTCCTCTTGATCGGAAAGAGTTCGAAACTGTCCGTGAAGCACGTGACTACATCAAGCAATTTGATGGTATTCCTGGTGCTTCAAAAATCTACGGAAACAATCGTTTCGAGTATGCCTACATCGGTGATAACCATGTGGGTATGGTCGACTGGGATCAAGATCACATTCTTGTTGGCGTTCTCGATATTGAAGTTGGATCAGAGAACGGCTTCCCTGACCCATATCAGGCTAATGAGCCTATTACTGCAATCACCATTGAGTATATCAACGGCGAAACCCTTGTATTTGCATGTGGCGACTATGAAGTCCAAGGCAACGAAACTTACATTAAATGTAAGGATGAATGGACATTGTGTAAGCGTTTTCTTGCGGCATGGGAAGCTAAGTGTCCCGATGTGCTGACTGGCTGGAACACCAAGTTCTTCGATATTCCATATTTGGTGAATCGATTCAATCGTATTCTAGGTGAAGATGAGACACCTAAACTGTCTCCTTGGAAACGAATCAGCCAACGTAAAGCGGTCGTTATGGGTCGTGAAATGGCTGTGTATGAATTGCTTGGCGTTGCCCACTTAGATTACATTGAACTTTATAGATGGTATGCTCCTGCTGGTAAATCACAGGAGTCTTATCGTTTGGATGCCATCGCTCAGTCTGAACTTGGTGAAGGTAAACTGTCGTATGATGAATATGACAACCTACATGCATTGTATCGTTTGAATCACCAAAAGTTCATTGAATACAACATCAAAGACGTTCGATTGATCCTTAAACTGGAAGATAAGTTGAAACTCATTGAGTTGGCTTTGACTCTGGCGTATGACACCAAGTGTAACTATGAAGATGTGTTTGCACAAACTCGTATGTGGGACGCACTGACATATAACTACTTGATGGAACAAGGTATCGTTGTGCCTCCACGTGAAGTGCAAGACAAAGATGCGGCATTTGAAGGTGCATATGTTAAAGATCCAAAAGTTGGATTGCATTCTTGGGTTGCTTCATTCGACTTGAACAGTTTGTATCCACACTTGATGATGCAATACAACATCAGTCCAGAAACTCTGATTGAGCCAAAAGACTATACGGACGAAATGAGAGAAATCATCTCCCAAGGTGTAACCGTTGATAAAATGCTCCTTAAACAAGTTGACCTATCAAATATGAGTGGTTACACTATCACTCCGAATGGTCAATTCTTCCGCACAGACAAACCTGGCTTCTTGCCAAAGATGTTGGAAGACATGTATGAAGACCGTAAAAAGTTCAAGAAGATGATGTTGGCGGCTAAACAGGAGAAAGAGAATGAAACCGACAAATCAAAAAAGTATGAAATTGAAAAGCGAATTGCAAGATACAACAACCTGCAACTTGCAAAGAAAGTTTCTCTTAACTCCGCTTACGGTGCTTTGGGTTCTCAATATTTCCGCTTTTATGATCTACGCATGGCTTTGGGTGTCACCACAGCTGGTCAATTAAGCATTCGTTGGATTGAAGGTAAGCTGAACGATTACATGAACAAACTGTTGTCCACTGACACAGATTATGTGATTGCATCCGATACCGATTCGATTTATTTGAATCTTGGTCCTTTGGTCGATAAAGTTTATGGTGCTGGTGGTGTTGTTCAACTTCCTGCCGTCAAAGTGATCGATTTTATGGATCGTGTTTGTGAAGACAAGATTCAACCATATATCGACAAGTCATACAAGGAATTGGCAGAATATGTACATGCATATGCACAAAAGATGCAGATGAAGCGTGAAGGCTTGGCCAACAAGGCTGTATGGACTGCCAAGAAACGTTACATCATGAACGTGTATGATAACGAAGGTGTTCGATATAAAGAGCCTGATTTAAAAGTTATGGGTCTTGAAATGGTGAAGTCATCCACTCCAGCCGCGGTCCGTGAGAAGATGAAAGAATCCATTCGTATCATCATCTCTGGAACTGAAGCTGACATGCATAAGTTCATCGCTGATTTCCGTGATGATTTCCGTAAACTTAATCCAGAAGATGTGTCGTTCCCCCGTGGTATGAATGGTCTCAGAGAATATTCCGATTCTGTCACACTATATAAAAAGGGAACACCGATCCATGTGAAAGGTGCAATCATCTACAATCACATGCTGGAGAAAATGAATCTCACCAAGAAGTATCCAAAGATACAAGAGGGTGAGAAGATTAAGTTCTCTTATCTCAAACAGCCAAACCCATTCAAAGACACCGTTATCTCCTACCCAAGTCGATTGCCAACCGAATTTGACATTACAAAGTATATCGATTATGATAGACAGTTCGAAAAGACATTCTTGGAACCAATTAAAGCAATCCTAGAATGTATCGGTTGGACACCAGAGAAACGTGGTTCTCTTGAAGATTTTTTTAGTTGAAAGGTATAACTATGAGTATTCTTGACAAGATCAAAAAGAATAGTTCCATCAAAGATGCGGCTATTCTATCCAAATCTAAATTCTTTACAGCCAAAGACATGATTCCTACCGCAGTGCCGGCAGTTAACATTGCGCTTTCTGGTAAACTCGATGGTGGTTTAACACCAGGTCTTACAATGTGGGCAGGCCCATCCAAACATTTCAAGACTGCATTTTCTTTGCTGATGGCCAAATCCTACTTGGACAAATACGATGATGCTGCTTTGCTTTTTTATGATAGCGAGTTTGGTACTCCTCAGTCATACTTTGACTCCTTCGGAATTGATACTGACCGCGTTCTTCATGTGCCTATTACTGACATTGAGCAATTGAAGTTTGACATTATGAGTCAGATCACCAACCTCGAACGTGGTGACCACCTGATTATTGTGGTTGACTCTATTGGTAACTTGGCATCCAAGAAAGAAGTTGATGATGCTCTGGACATGAAGTCTGTTGCCGATATGTCACGTGCGAAACAAGTCAAATCATTGTTCCGTATGGTAACTCCACACTTGTCACTTAAAGACATTCCAATGATTGTTGTGAATCACACATACAAAGAAATCGGTATGTTCCCTAAAGATATTGTTGGTGGTGGTACAGGTTCATACTACTCAGCCGACAACATCTTTATCTTGGGTCGCCAACAAGAAAAAGAAGGTACCGAAATCACCGGCTACAACTTCATTATCAACGTAGAAAAATCTCGTTATGTTAAAGAAAAATCTAAAATCCCTGTCTCTGTATCTTTCGATGGTGGTATCAGTAAGTGGTCTGGTCTATTGGATGTTGCACTCGAATCCAAACATGTGGTCAAACCTAGCAATGGTTGGTACTCTAAAGTGAACACTGAGACTGGCGAGATCGAGGATAAGAAGTATCGTGAAAAAGATACTAACACTCCTGAATTCTGGAACAGTCTATTGGAAGATGAAGGATTCAAAGCATACGTTGAAAGCAAGTATCGTGTAGCCAACGGAAACATCCTACAAACCGAAGAAGATGATGCTTGAAGGCTTTGACTACTGTTTCATTTATCCTAAGACAGAAAAGGATGCAACGCATATAAAACTGTTGACTGGTCCATACAAAGATACCATTTTCAAATACGGAAAGGTATCTTTTAAGGAAGAAGTTGACTCTATGCGTTTACTTTTTGCATATTATGTGATAGAATCACCAGTTAAGAAGCCAAAGAAACTGGAATCCGATCCAGACTTTAAGCAATACGCCGGTGATTTGTTGGTAGAAATCATGTCTGCCAATCTTGATGAGGAATTTATTGATGAGAATAGAGACAACGATCCTGAAGCACTTGATCTTTGAAGAAGAATATCTTCGTAGGGTCTTGCCATTCCTAAAGAG